GGAACTACCGACGGCAAAGGTTCAAAAGGAGCTTTACACGGGCTCACTAAGTTTACTATGGAAGATGCACCGCCAAGTTCATTCTTCCTTGAATATATAGCCAGACCACAAACCGCTGAAATATTTTTTGAAGATGTATTAATGGCACTAGTGTTTTACGGTATGCCATTACTTGCAGAGAATAATAAACCAAGACTTTTGTATTATTTAAAACGAAGAGGATATAGAGGTTTTAGTATGAATAGACCAGATAAAGTTTGGAATAAGCTTTCAACCACTGAAATAGAGGTTGGTGGCATGCCAAACTCTAGTGAAGATATTAAACAAGCACACGCGGCTGCTATTGAAATGTATATTAATGATCACGTTGGTATTAAAGAAAATGGTGACTACGGAAGTGTTTATTTTAACGAAACGCTAAACGATTGGGCAAAGTTTGACATAAACAAAAGAACAAAACACGATGCTTCAATAAGTAGTGGTTTAGCGATAATGGGTTGTAATAGACATTTGTATTCTCCAGTATCTAATAGATCAATACCAAAACTAAATATAAATATAGCTAGATTTAGTAATGACGGCTATACATCAAAGATAATTAAATAAGTATGAAGTCACCAAACAATTATTTTCCAAGTCAAGCGGTAAGCGACATAGAAAAAGTAAGTTATGACTACGGTTTAAAAATAGCAAAAGCTATAGAAGCTGAATGGTTTTACAACAATAACGATGGTCAAAACTATTATTCAAGAAGATACACTTCAAACGGAGATACGTTTAGAAGCCTAAGACTTTATGCTAGAGGCGAGCAGCCAATACAAAAATATAAAGATGAGTTATCAATAAACGGTGACTTAAGTTATTTAAACTTAGACTGGAAGCCAGTTCCTATAATACCTAAGTTTGTAGACATCGTAGTTAACGGTATGTCAGACAAAGACTACTCGGTTAAAGCTTACTCTCAAGATCCTTACGGAGCTAGTAAAAGAACAGAGTATATGGAATCTATACTAAAAGACATGAAGCTGAAAGAGATAAAAGATTTTTCTCTAAAAGAGCTTGGTGTTAACATGTATGAAAACGATCCTCAAACATTGCCTGATAGCGTAGAAGAGTTAGGCTTGCATATGCAACTTAGTTACAAGCAAGAAGCTGAAATTGCGCAAGAGCAAGCTCTAAGCGTTTTATTAAACGGTAACAAGTTTGATTTAATTAAAAGAAGATTTTTTTACGATTTAGCTGTAATAGGTATTGGAGCTGTAAAAACTTCATTTAACACTTCCGAAGGTATAGTTTTAGATTATGTTGATCCTGCTAATCTAGTTTATTCTACTACTGACTCACCGTTTTTTGAAGATATATATTACGCTGGTGAAGTTAAAGATATACCAATAAACGAACTAGCTAAGCAGTTTCCATTTTTAACAGAAGAAGACTTAAAAGATATATCTAGCAAAAACTACAAAGCACACAAAGGTAATAACTACTCAAGAAAAAATCAAGACCAAAACATAGTTCAAGTTTTATATTTCAACTATAAAACATATATGAATAATGTTTATAAAATAAAAGAAACAGCAACAGGTTCTAACAAAGCTATTGAAAAAGATGATAGCTTTAATCCTCCTGAAAACGAGAACTTTGAAAGAGTATCAAGACAAATTGAAGTTTTATATGACGGAGCTTATATTTTAGGCGCACAAAAGCTTTTAAAATGGGAGCTTTGCAAAAACATGATTAGACCTAAAAGCGATTATACTAAAGTTAAAATGAACTACAGTATAGTTGCTCCTCGTATGTATGAAGGAAGAATAGAAAGTATAGTAAGTCGTATAACTGGTTTTGCAGATATGATACAGCTTACACATTTAAAAATACAACAAGTAATGTCTAAAATAATACCTGATGGTATTTATTTAGATGCTGATGGGCTAGCTGAAATAGACTTAGGTAACGGTACAAACTATAATCCACAAGAAGCTTTAAACATGTTCTTTCAAACGGGTTCTGTTATTGGTAGATCAATAACTCAAGACGGTGATAGAAACCCTGGTAAAGTACCAATACAAGAAATACGAAACAGTAATGGCGGTAGTAAAATGCAAGCTCTAATAGGTAACTACAACTATTATTTGCAAATGATTAGAGATACAACCGGATTAAATGAAGCTAGAGATGGTAGTACTCCTGATAAAAACTCTCTTGTTGGATTACAAAAGTTAGCAGCTCAAAACTCAAACACAGCTACAAGGCATATACTACAAGCTGGTATGTTCTTAGTGTCAGACACTTTAGAGTCTATGTCGCTTAGAATATCCGATGTGCTAGAGTTTTCACCTACTAAAGACGCGTTTATTCAAGCTATAGGCTCTCACAGTATTGCTAGTTTAGAAGAGTTAAGTCAAATGCACTTGTATGACTTTGGTATATTCTTAGAAGTAGCGCCAGACGAAGAAGAGAAGCAAAGACTTGAAAACAATATACAAATGTCTATACAGCAACAAAGTATAGATCTTGAAGACGCTATAGATATAAGGCAAATTAAAAATCTTAAGCTAGCTAATCAAGTGTTGAAGCTTAGAAGAAGAAAGAAAATGCAGGCTGCAGCCGCTGCTCAAAAAGCTAACATGCAGCAGCAAGCCCAAGCTAACGCTCAGCAACAACAAATAGCAGCACAGCTAGAGCAGCAAAAGCATGCTAGCAAAGCTCAGGCTGATATACAAATAGAACAAGCAAAAGCTGAGTTTAAATCTAAAGCTATGCAACAAGAAGTTGAGCTTAAAAAGCAATTAATGGCTTTAGAGTTTCAGTATAACACACAAGTTCAAAACATGCAAGCTGAAAATTTAAAGGGTAGAGAAAAAGAAAAAGAAGATCGCAAAGACGAAAGGACTAGAATACAGGCTTCACAGCAAAGCGAACTTATAGACCAAAGAAAATCAGGTGCAACACCTAAAAAGTTTGAGTCATCAGGTAATGATATACTCGGAAGCGGATTTGGTTTAGAGGCCTTTAGCCCTAAATAATTAACTAATTTTATATTATATTATGGAAGAAAACAACGAAAACGTTGTTGAAGAAGTTGTTGAACAAACTAATGAGACTGTTGAACAACCTCAACAAGAAGAACAAGCTGTAGACAATAGTAAATTTGATTCTGCAGAAAACGATAGCGTTATTAAAATAGATTTAGATAACGCGTTAAACCAAGAAGATGAACAACCAGAAGAAACTAACGATGCAGAAGCTGACGACACAAGAGTGGTTGGAAGCGATGAAAGTGCCGATACCGCACAGGAACTTGAAGAAGTACAGTCGGAAGAAGAAGCACAAGAACAAACCGTTGTAGAAGAAACGGAAGAAGAGCATCAACAAGAACAAAGTCTTGATGTTAGTGTTAGTGAATCTGGTGATCTACAAGTAAAAGTGCCTGGCAACTTAGAAAAGCTAGTAGACTTCATGGAAGAAACTGGTGGTAGTTTAGAGGATTTTGTTAAGCTAAACCAAGATTATTCAGAAGTAGATAATGATACTATACTAAGAGAGTATTATAGAAAAACTAAACCACATTTAAGTGGAGAAGAAATACATTTTTTAATGGAGGATCAATTCAGCTTTGATGAAGAGGTTGATGAAGATCGAGATATTAAAAGAAAAAAATTAGCGTTAAAAGAGCAGGTTGCGAACGCTAGAGCCTATTTAGACGGGCAAAAGTCTAAGTATTATGAAGAGATTAAAAATGGCTCTAAGTTGACTGAAGATCAGCAAAAAGCTATTAATTTTTTCAACGATTACAACTCTAAGTCTGAACAGGCTAAAGTTCTAAACGAAAAACAAAAATCTGCGTTTAAAGAAAAAACTGATCAAGTTTTTAACGACAAGTTCAAAGGTTTTGAATATAGTGTCGGTGATAAAAAATACAGATTTAAAGTTAGTGATGTTAATGCTGTTAAGCAAAATCAAGGTGACATTAATAATTTTCTTGGAAAGTTTCTGAGTAAAGATGGCACAATAGATAATGCTGCGAGTTATCACAAGTCTTTATTTACAGCTATGAACGCTGATGCTATTGCTAAACATTTTTATGAGCAAGGTAAAGCTGATGCTGTAAGAGACAGTGTTAATAAAGCAAAAAACATTAATATGGAGCCAAGATCTACTCATAAAGAGTTTGGTGATGGTGAAATTAAGTTTAGAGTACTAGGCGATGATAGTTCAGATTTTAAGTTTAAAATTAAAAAAAAGTAAATAACATTTAAAATTTAGGAATTATGTCACAATTATCATTCGGTCCTAATTTGAACAGTGTACCTGCACCACAGCGTCAGGCATTAGCTTCAAATTACTTGGACTTTACAGGCGGCGCTAATGACTGGGCGCAGCAATATTTACCAGACCTAATGGAAAAAGAAGCTGAAGTATTTGGTCCTCGTACCATTTCTGGTTTCTTATCTCAAATAGGTGCTGAAGAGTCTATGACATCTGATCAAGTTGTTTGGTCTGAGCAAGGTAGACTACACTTATCATACACTGGTCGAGTAACTAGTAATGCTGGTGGTGCTAACATCGGTACAGGTGCTACATCTCAGATTACTTTACAAAACGACATCGATGGCAATGCTGTTGGTGCTGGTACTGTTGATCACGGTGTTAGAGTTAACGATACTATTATCGTTGCTAACGCTAACGGTGTTTTCAAATGTTTAGTTACGTTAGTAGCAAACAACGTTATTGATGTAGCTGATTATTCAGCCGCTAACTTAGCTGCTACAGGAGCTGCTGATGACACAACTATATTAGTTTATGGTTCTGAATTTAGCAAAGGTCAGTCTTACCACGTAGGTACTACTGGTGCTGCTACTGACTCAAGAGGCGCTAATGAGCCAGACTTCAAAACTTTCACTAACAAGCCAATAATCATGAAAGACTACTACGAAGTATCAGGATCTGATACATCTCGTATTGGTTGGGTAGAAGTTGCTTCTGAAGCAGGAGCTAACGGTTACTTGTGGTACTTGAAAGCTGAAGCTGACACAAGAGCTCGTTTTACTGACTACGTAGAAATGGCAATGTTAGAATCTGAGTTTAATGCTGCTGCTTCACTTGCTGATGGATCAAATCTTTTACCTGGTTCAGTTGCTGGTGCAAGTCAAGTAGGTACTGAAGGTTTATTCGCTGCTTTAGAAAGTAGAGGTAATATCACTGCTGGTATTGACGGTGTTAACCCTGCTACTGACTTAAACGAGTTTGACGCTATCTTAGCTGAATTTGACAAGCAAGGTGCTATTGAAGAAAACATGATTTTCTGTAACAGAGGAGTATCTCTTGCTATCGATGACATGTTAGCTTCTATGAACGGTTACTATGTTGGTGGTACATCTTACGGAGTATTTGATAACTCTGAAGATATGGCTCTTAACTTAGGCTTTTCTGGTTTCCGTAGAGGATCTTATGACTTCTATAAGTCTGACTTCCGTTACTTAAACGACAAAGCTACTAGAGGTAGTATTAACACTGCTGCTGGAGCTAGCGCTATCAGAGGTATATTTATCCCTGCTGGTACGTCAACTGTTTATGATCAACAATTAGGAACAAACATTAAGCGTCCGTTTTTACACGTACGTTACCGTGCTTCTCAAACTGATGATCGTAGATTTAAGACTTGGGTTACTGGATCTGTTGGAGCTGCTACAGCTGCGTTAGATGCAATGCAAGTTCACTTCTTAACTGAAAGATGTTTAGTAGTGCAAGGTGCTAACAACTTCGTGTTGATGAAGTAAATCAATTTAGTCGAGGGCTAACGCCCTCGGCTTTTTTTAATTTTTATTATATTATATTATGGCAAAGAAAAAAAATGCAGTAGAAACTGCGCCAGAGGTTGAAGTAGCTCAACCAGAAATAAAAGCTACAAATAAAATGACTCAAGTTAAAATTAAGCCTGAGTCAAAAGAACCTAAGTGGGAAATAAAAGATAGAATTTATTATTTAAAAGGTAATAAAAAACCTTTAACAAGATCAATAAAATCTTCTGGCATTTACTGGTTTGATGAAGAAAAAGGTTACGAAAGAGAAGTAAAATATTGCGAAAACCAAAGAACTGTTTTTGTCGACGAAATGCAAGGTGACCAACGTATGGCTCACATTATTTTTAGAAGCGGATCTTTATATGTTCCTAAAGAAAAAACAGTTTTGCAGAAGTTATTATCTTTGTACCACCCACACAAACAAAGTCTTTATTACGAACACAAACCTATTGAAAACGCTAAAAATGAGCTTGATATTCTAGAGATGGAAATAGAAGCTTTAGATTTAGCAAGATCTATAGACATTGATTTAGCTGAAGCTATAATGAGAGCAGAAGTTGGCTCTAGAGTTAACGAGTTAAGTTCTAAGGAGCTTAAAAGAGATTTATTGCTATTTGCTCGTAAAAATCCTAGTTTGTTCTTAGATTTAGCTACTGACGAAAACGTTCAGCTTAGAAACTTTGGTATTAGAGCTGTAGAGCTTGGTATAGTAAAGCTTTCGCAAGATCAACGTACATTTAATTGGGGCTCTAACGATAGAAAGCTTATGACAGTTCCTTTCGACGAGCATCCTTATTCAGCTTTAGCTCAATGGTTTAAAACTGATGAAGGCATGGAGGTTTACTCCAACATAGAAAAGCGCTTAAACGCGTAATCATTTATAGAAGAGTAACCACTCTTCGGGGTGGTTACTTAACTATAAAAAATATAACATGCCGATAAATATTAACTCAGTATATCAGAAGGTATTAGATATTGCTAACAAAGAGCAAAGAGGATATATAACTCCTACAGAATTTAATAGTTTTGCTGATCAAGCTCAAATGGAAATATTTGACACCTACTTCTATTCTTCAGAAGCGTATGGTAGAGCAAGGCCTAACGATACTGAACATTCAGACAGGCACGATATTATCCAAGAGAAAATAGAGTATTTTGAAAAAGAAATATACGGTGCTGAAATAGCTTTTCAACCAGACGATTTCAGAAGGTATCAAATGTATACTCCTACTGATTTTTATAAAATGCAAACGGTTTTAGTTGCTGAGTCTGATACTAATGAGTTTTCGCCTGAACAATTTTTACAAGGTGAAGATACTGGTATTAACGGTGACTTAGCAAGTCAAGGTTTGCCTAACGAATATGAAACATCGGTACCAGGAATAGCAACAACAAGATTAAACTCTTCACAAGAACCTCAAGAAATACCAGGTGAAAATAATATTTTTGGACCTAAAGCTTTTGCGGTTAATGAAGCAGAGTATGTAAGTAAAAAAGAGCTCATAAATATAATGGGTAATAAACTTACAAGGCCAACAATGAGAAGACCTGTATATACGTTTGAAGGTAGAAAAAACGACTTTATTAGAGTATTTGGAAAAGACAACTATCCTAATAACTACAACACGCAGCAAAGATACTTTTTGGATCCAAGTGTTTTTACATCAGGTGATGGCAGTGAGTTTGACACTCCTCCAGGCCACGGTAGAAGCCCTAGATTTAGAGGCTTTGATCACAACGGCGTTTTAGATCACGCTAACGTTGCTCCAGAGCTTTTAATAATTTCATATATTAGAAAGCCAGCAACGCCAAGATGGGGTTATGTAGAGAATAATCTTGGTAATACAAGTTATCCTATTTATAACCAAGGTACTTCAATCAACTTTGAACTTCACCCTTCGGAAAGCTCTACTTTAGTAAATAAAATACTAGAACTTTCTGGTGTTAAGCTAAAACAAGCAGATATATCTCAAGTAGGTAGAACTAAAGCTCAAGAAAAAGAACAAATAAGAAATAGATAATATGGCGCAAGACTTTATATCAGATCAAGATTATTATGGTAATGCTTCATTAGACTCTGGAAACTCAGCTAATGTTTTAGCAACTAAGTATCAGCACACAGACTTTCACTCTTTTTTAAACGGCTTCATGGTCGCTTACGTAGGAGAAGATAAAATAATAAGAAAAGCAAACAGAACAGAAGTTTCTTTTTTCGCGCAAAGAGGTTTGCAAGAATTAAGTTATGATACTTTAAAATCTATAAAGGCTCAAGAATTTGAAGTGCCTAATGATTTGTCTTTTATATTACCTAAAGACTACGTTAACTATTCTAAAATATCAGTTGTAGACTCTAATGGTTTATATAGACCTTTATATCCAGAAAGAAAAACAGGTAACGCGTTTAGAATGGTTCAAGATTCAAACGGTCTACCAAGCTTTGACACCGGTGATGATGGCCTAGATGAAGGTGGTGGTGCTGATGGAGTTCAAGATCTAAGAAGAATGACACAGGTGTCGACTAATGTAGTTACTTGTAGAATTAGATCTACAGCTGCTACTACTAAAAGTAATCCAGTTTATCATTTAAGTGGGTTTACGCTAGGATCTATAACTGATGTTAGAAGAGGGTTAATGCTACAAGCTAATAGAGACATGTCTAACCCTATGTTTGATAGTCTAAGAGATTCCAACGCAGGTATAACAGCTGTAAATAAATCTTTACCTTTAATTCCTTTAGCAGGTGAGCCGCTTATAACATTAAACAAGTTTATTGGTAATCCTATTGATGAAACAGTAACTTTTGTAACTTTCACTTCCACCGCTTCGTCTAACTACAAGACTGGACAAAACGTTAATAGTGAAACGGTATCTTATGACCCAGAAGCAGATAATGATTTAATGGATGTTTATGGAAGAAGATATGGCTTAGAGTCTGAAAGAGCTCAAGCTAACGGATCATACTATATAGATCATAGAACTGGTAGAATAAAATTTGGTTCTAGCTTAGTTGGTCAAGTAGTTGTTTTAGAATATATTAGCGACTCGCTTGGAGACGAGCACGAAATGATTATACATAAGTTTGCAGAAGAGGCGTTGTATAAGTATGTGCAATATAATTTAGCTTCTGTTAGATCTGGCATTTCAGGTAATATATTAGCTATGTTAAAAAAAGAAGCTAGGGCAGCTAAAAGAAACGCTAAGCTAAGATTATCAAACTTTAAAATAGAAGAGTTTGCGCAAGTATTAAGAAATCAAAATAAGTTTATTAAGCACTAAATATGGCTGAGTTAAAAAGAACTTTTGTTAAAGGTGGAATGAATCTTGACCTTGATGAGAGGTTAGTAGGCCAAGGTTTATACCGTGAGGCTTTAAATATAAGAGTTAGTAGTTCTTCTGAAGGTAATCAAGGAGCGCTAGAAACTATTAGAGCTAACGTTGAAATCATAGCATTAGATCGTTGGGGACATCAAGGAGATCTTCCTAATAATACTTTTGGACCTAGACTAACAGGCTTTGCAAGTGCTAAAATAGTAGGCACCTCTGTAGACAAAGCTAACGACTTAGCTTATCATTTTGTACAAGACTCAGTACATGTTAACAATATTTTTCCAGAAGATGGAGAACCAGTAGTAGGCGGGCCAGATGTAGGTGGACCAGTAGTAGATGATCCTGTTGATCCTGTTGACCCTGTTGTAACTGTTGATCCTGTGTTTGTTCCTGGAACACCTAGAAGCTTCAGCTTCAGCTTTAACGACGGAAATTATGATACTAACTGCTTGACCGAAGATGGCATAGGCGATCTTGGTCAACCTGGAACTGGTAGACCTAATTGGTCATTTTTCAATAGTACTGAGCTGAGATTTAATGACGCTGTATTTCCAGCAACAAATGAAGGCGATAGTGTTAACGCACCAACTGGTTTAGTTAATAGTATTAAAATTTACTACGAGCTTGCTCCAGAAAATGATTTCTTCGGTGTAGCAAACCCTTTTACAAGCCACAATGGTGAAGATATTGTTCCCTACGTGCCTAACCCACAAAACGGTCAACTTCTAGTACCTGGAAATGCAAATATATTAGGTTTTGGTAGCGCAGGTACTTACTTTATGGCTCACGCTGAAAGTGCTGAGCAAAAAGCGCAAAACTTTAAAGAGCTTATTGAAGGCGCTAGCGGAGGATTAGTTCAAGTAGATGTAGAAGGTAGCAATGTAACAATTTATGACGTAATCCCTGACTTTAACGGAGACTATAGTATACCAAACACTCCAGGCGGAGCATTTACAGGTAATGATTTTATGTTCCGTGGGCCACTTGCACAATTAACAAGTTTTAATGAAGCAGAAGGACCTGTAGGTTATAACTACCCTGACAATGAGTTTGTATATTGTTGGAATTCATTTTATGATTCTTTTGAAGATGGCACGCCAGGGTACTATGTAAACGAAGACGGTGAAGTAGTAGAGCCTCCAGTAGAGCCTCCAGTTGTAGATCCTCCAGTTGTAGAGCCTCCAGTTGTAGATCCTCCAGTATTACCACCTGATGGAATAAGCGGAAGAAACGTTGTTATTAGATCTGACGCTATATATGAGTATGAGCCTACGCAAAGCATGACAAATAGCGGTGGCGTTACAGACATGGGTCTAATGGACTTGATATTTAACGACGTCTATGAAATAAGATCTGGCGTAAGCGAGTATGGCGTTGATAACGAGGGTAGATCATATATACAGCTTGATGTCGATGGCTTTAACATGCGTAACTTAGACGTTAGAGAAGATATGCGTGTTTATCAGTACGACAATATAATAGGTACTGAAGCTACTGTACAGCCTAACGCTGCTCCTATTAATGACGACATAGACGCTATCTACGTAGACTATGTTGATAGAGTTAATTATCGAATTTATTTAAAAGATAATCAAAACGTTTTTATTAACGCTATAATACCTCCTTTCAATAATGTTGTTTTCAAGTCTAAAAGAATATTAGACTTTGATTACGGTAATAGATACATAACTGGTATAAATGTTTTTGATGGGTTGATATTTTTTACAGACTCTAAAAACGAGCCTAAAAAAATAAATATATTAAGATCTAGAGTCGGAACACTATCTGACGCGCAATCAATATATCCTGACTGGATTACTGATAGAAGATTTTTCCATACTAGACTTCTAAAAGAAAACTCAGATGACAACATAGGTTTTCAAGGCGTGCCTGAGTGGGATTTTACAGGTCGCCACCCTGTTGGCGCTATAGCAGCCGATGCTATTAACACTGGTTTAGGTGGCGTAATTGAATCACACTGTACAGTTTTAAGACCAAACCCTGAAGAGCATTTGAAAGTTTTAACAGATATTTCAGGCGGCGCTATAAGTAGTGAAAACAGCATAGTAGGTAAAACAAGAGGTGTTATGACACATCCTTTTCCTATACACCCTAACCACCCAGAAGGTAAAGTTTTACAATTTCCTATTGCGTTTTTAAATGAAGCAGGATTTATGGTTCCAGGAGGCGCTGGTGGCGCTTTGCAAAATACTGGTTATGTTGGTGGAGTGTACAATGTTGAAGTAGATACTTTTTACAACTTTGAATACATACTTGGTGGCGATTTTGCTGTGCTTACTGACGATATTATTGCTGACCAAAGAGCTAGTTTAACTCTTGACGTTCCTGATACTTTAGGTTGGAACGCTTGGGCTAGGGGTTTTGGTAGAGTATATAACGGCGGTTACAATAATTACATATTATCAGATGATCAAATAGGTGCTAGCGGTGGATTCTTAGGCATGTCTGATGACTCTACAAGGTATGGAGAATACGATAAGTTTGACATACAAACACTTATGTTTCCAGTGCATTCATCTCTTCCATTTAACACTGTAGGCGAAGACAACGCACTAGCCGTGCCATACCCTGTATTTAAAAAATACTTAAACTCAGGATTTCTTGATTTAATAGAGCTCTATCCTTTTGGTGAAATTGATGATCCAACCGGAGGACACATACTTACAACTGGAGGTCCAATAGCTCAAGTAGGTGGGTACGCCTGGGATGGCGCGCAGTATAATACCGGTGTAGTTCAAGGAGATTTAGATTTGTTTAGCGAGTACAAAGGAACAGGTGGTATTAGAGGTGCTAACATAGCAGCTGACAACACTGAAGTACTTCAATACTTTAGTCCTGGCGGAAGTTATTCAGGTGACGCGAGTTCTGAAGGCGATATTTTATATCAATTCGGCACAATGTCAGGTCCATTAACACCTAACAGTCACCCTATAGATAAAGCTTACCATTTAGGTGGATTATTTTCTCAAATTAACTTATCCGGGCCTTTAGATAATATTGCTGCTATTAACGAGTATTGGGGTATTGGAAATCCCGCTGGTATGGAAAACTACCTTCATAATGGCAGAATAGAACAAAATGAAAATGGAGCTTTTAGACCTACTGGTCCAGGTAGATTTGTAGTGCAGCCACACGGTTTTCAAGTAGGAGATATAATTGTATTAGAAGGGCAAGGTAACGTTAGAAACAGTAAAGCTGTTGGTAAATATACTGACGTTGATTATTCTCAAGGAGGGCCAAACGCTTATAGTACTCCTCACCAAATACTTGAAAGCGGTAATTTTTTAGGCGGTGGAAATGACGGTCAAGATCTTAACATAATGAATGATGATGGCTCATCTTGGGTAAGATACGCTACTAGAAGGCACGATGGCTTTGCAGATAGAGTTAGAGCAAGAATAGAAAAGATTGAGCATATAAATATGCGACCTGACGGTAGCGCTGTAGTAAACGGTGTGCTTGATGAAAACGGTTGGAAAGATAACCTAGGTAACTACTACAACGACTTAACTGAAAAGTTTATATTTTTAAACAACGAACTAGTTAACGGAACTTTTATAGATGGAACTAATCCTGCAGGTGATGTTGTAGTAGATATTAACGGTAATAATATAAACTTGCCGCCAAGCTTTTTCTCGACAGAGCATCACTTTAGTCAATATGTTGTCACTATTAGAATAATAGAAAACAACGCTAAAAAACCATTAGATCCAACGCTTAGATGTGATTTGAGTAGGAATTTTTTGAAAAAGACTGGAGCTGGAACTTTACAAGCTATAGGTCAAGGTGATCACACTAAAAACGCAGCTTTACTTCCTTATGATGCTCAAGGCAGAAAGTCACCGTACTTCACGACTAATGAAGGTTGGGGTTATGAAAGCTCAACGCCAGACGAAAACGGAGACTATAAGTATTATGGTCCACCACTTCCTCAAGTTTGGTCTGTAGGCTTAGAGTCTGAAGTAGATAATAGCGATAGGCTTAGTGATGAAAGAGCTTTAAGAGAAGCTATGTTAAGATTTTCTTATAGATACCAGTATGAAGATAATGAGTATTCTGGCTTAGCGCCTTTTACAACTGTTATTTGGAGAACATTAAATCAAAAAATTGATTGGCCGAACTTTTATATATCTTTAATTAACGAAATAAAATCACTTAGATTAATAGACTGGGCGCCTAAAAATATACCTCATGATGTCAAAGCGGTAGAGCTTTTAGTTAAAAGTGAAGAAGCAACAAATATATACGCTGTAAAAAAATACGACTTTAGAGACGGCGAGTTTAACTTACCAGCTAACGGATCTTATACTGGATTACATCCGTTTAATGCTAACACTTTAGGTTTAACAATAGATCCTAATCAAATGTTAAGGCCTTTCGACTCAGTCCCAAGAAATGCTAAAGCTCAAGAAGTTACAGCTAATAGAGTTGTATATGGAAACTATTTAAAAGATTACAACTTAGTTGAAAACGCAATTACAAACGAAGATCTTGGACAAATCATAGCGTCAAGCGATGTTAAAGTTGATCTTGAAGTTGGGCTATACACTTATGTGAATCAAATACAAGCAGAAGTTTTAGGTCCTGATGGCAGTCCAGTGTCTGTAGGTATTAGTTCAGATGATGGTGTGATAGAATTATTTGAAGACATATACTCAGGGGTTAATCCTAATTTTGGAATACCACAAGAGTCTATAAAGTCTTTTAGATCTTATCAAGTTGGTATTATTTATAGAGACGAGCTTGGTAGAGAAACACCTGTATTAACTAACAGGCAGGCTGTTATAAAGGTAAGTCCAGAAGACGCTAATAAAACACAAAGACTAACTGTATCTGTTAAAAACCCACATCCTAGTTGGGCTAAGTCTTATAAGTTCTTCGTTAAAGACACATCGTTAGACTATCACGTTATGCCGTTAGAGCAAGTTTTACACTTCGTGGAAGATAATACTGTAGATGAAACTAGTATTGAAGAAATAAATGCTAGTATATCAGAAGGAGCTAACAGTGTATTAATATTTAGCTCTGATCATAGAAATAAAGTTCAAGAAGGCGATGTGTTAATTCAAAAAAGAGCTCATAGAAGATCTGGTCCTCCAGATCCAGCGCTTTCAAACATGACAAACTTTTATGAGCCTGATAATTTAACTCTAGAATATACTGTTCAAAGAATAACAAATGAGCCACCACCACAACTTTTAGTAGACGTTGTCCCTGGTAATAATGCTGATGAGATAGCTCAGTTTGAAGGTAAGTTTTTTGTTTATCTTAAAACAGACAGACCTTTAATAGTAAATAATGACATAGGTCCGTTACCTGGTCCTAACACAGCTAAAACCCAAGGTGTATTTGAAACAAGGCCTAAGCCTAATTACGATACGGATTTATATTACGAAGCTTCACAAGCTTATCCTATTGTACTAGACGACGATACTGACGAGCAGTTTGTTAAAGTTGGGCGTATGGTTGAAGCTTATTATTATTCAACTTTAGTACCTGGTCCTGGCGGTTCTTTAAGTTTAAACAGTAATGTTCAAGCTGGTGATACGTTTTTCCCACAATTATACACTAGCGACACAGACGGTGACGGCGCCGTTAGCATTTTAGATGAAGTAGATTTAACACCTATAGTAGTTACTGGTGTTAGAACTAACGTTGGTAGACACAGTATAAACGATGATATTTTTACAGAGCTAACATTAGACCAAGCTGTTACTATAACTGTTCCGCCAGCTCCTGACCATGTGGTATTAAAAATTCAGGAATACCGAGGCGGAAGATTAAACGTTGGAGAGCATATATATGTTACTGTTGCTCAAAGTGTTGTTAACAGTAATACTATACTTGTCAAAAGACATACTCATTTATCTAACTTTAGACTAGTAAATGATTTAGTTCTACCTATAGCTTTACCTTATTATAATTGTTTCTGCTTTGGTAATGGTATAGAAATATCTACAGCTAACAACAGTTTTAATGGAGCTAGAATACAAAAAGGTGTAAAAGCTTCTAGCGTTTATGATGATTACGCTGAAGTTAAAGTTGGTGAAGGTTTAATTTTCTCAGGAATATACAACTCTTACAGTAACTTTAATGAAACAAATCAGTTTATAGAAGCTTTAGGTATAGCTAAAAGATTTAACCCTGATCACGGTACAGTGCAAAAACTGTTTTCTAGAGCTAACGACTTAATTGTTCTTTGTGAAGATAAGATTTTAAAAGTTTTATCTAATAAAGACGCTATATTTAAAGCTGACTCAAACCCAGAGCTACTAGCTACAAACAGGGTTTTAGGACAGTCTATTGCTTTTGATGGAGAATATGGTATATCAAATAATCCAGAATCTTTTGCTCACTACGGTTTTAGATCTTATTTTACAGATGCTAAACGAGGTGTTGTTATAAGATTATCAAAAGACGGTATGACATTAATATCTGATGAAGGTATGAGCTCATATTTCAAAAATCAACTAACTGAAGCTAGAGAAGGTGAAGATTATCTTTTCGGTAGCTACGATATTGATAAGGGTGAGTACTTAATTTCTAGTCAAACGTTTAAAGCTTTAGACATTGAAGATCCAATAAACGAAGGTCTTGTTATTGCTTGGGACGAAAGTCTAGACACTTGGACTAGTTTCCATACGTATTATGCTAGTGCACAAGGCTACAGTTTAAAGAATCAATATTTCAGTCACTTAGGCGCGAGAACTTATCACCACGATAATGAAGGCGCTGCTTATGGTTATCATGTCGGTTATCATCAAGCAAATAATGTTGGTCAAGAGCCACGAGTTGCTTTGATATATAACGAGTCACCTGGAATTATAAAAGACTTTACTTACGTTAACTACGAAGGGTCTCAAGCTGAAATTATACCTAATCCAAACGACAGAGTTTTATCAACAAACTTAGCGCATGATGGATGGTGGATTAGTAACGCTAAGACAGACTTAGAAGTAGGTATGTCAATTAATTTCAAAAACAAAGAAAATAAGTGGCATAACAATTTCATGCACAAATCAAACGCTGTAGCGTTAAACGCGGAAGAAGCTAATAAAAAGCTAAACGTATCTTTAGGAAATCCTATTAGCATTGCTCCGCATCCTGACGGTAGCCAAAGATTGATAATAACTTTTGACTATGGAGTTATAGACTTATCTTCTATACAGTCGCTTATGCAGTTAAGAGTTACTAGGTTTGACCCTAATTCGCTAGACTCAGATGGAGGCGTGAAGATATTTGGCCCAGGACAATCTATAGGTCAAAACGAAAGTCTTGGTCTTATACAGTCTTTTAATTCTAGACAAATAGTAACTGACTTAACACTAGGTGCTGGAAACTTTGCGAACGTAACGAATAATACAGATTATGTAACTGGCAGTCCTATATTTAACCCTAACAGTCTTCTTGAGATTGTTATTACTTCAACGTCTAGTCCAGTTGAACATTCAAGTATTAAAGGTTACTACGCAAGAGTTGTATGGAGAAATAATGACTTCAATAATAAATCTGAACTGTTTTCAGCAGCGCTAAACGCTATAGAAAGCAGTAAATAGATGTAATAATAATATAATAAAAGAATAAAATGAGTTACGGAGAATTAAAGAGTCCTTTAAAAAACACTTTCACAGATATTCTAGGTGGAGCAGTGTCAGGCGCGGCTAGCGGAGCGGCGGCTGGACCTGTTGCCGCTATTGGTGGGGCAATCATTGGTGGTCTTGGCGGATATATGACTGGTAAAGAAAACGATATAATTGATGAAAACTTAGCTGAACAGCAAGCTGAATTTCAAAGTCAATTAGACGCTTTCACTAGTGCAGAAATATCAAATCCTTTTGCTGGCATGACTAACGCTTTTGAAGGTCTTGAAAATCCGTTATCAAAAATATCTACAGAAAACAAGTTTGAAGACTTAACTGTTAATTTAAAATCTGCAGATTATCAAAGGCAAATGGCTGAAGAGTCACAAGCAGCTATACTACAAAGCGCTAGAGCTAGTGCTGGTGGTGCTGCTGGTATAGCTAGTATTGCTGGACTTTTAGCTAAACAAAACGCGCAAGTTAGACAACAAATAGCCGCGGACATTGGTAGTCAAGAAGCTCAAAACGAAAGATTAAAAGCTCAAGGCGCTGAACAAGCTAGACAGGCTGAGTTTAAAATTGCTGACGCACAAAGACAGATTGATTTTGCTAAAGGTCAAGCTGGTATGGATATTCAAAAGCTAGAAGCTAAAGGCGCTATGAGCGTACAGCAAATGCAAGCCGAAAGAGAAGCTTTAGCTTTAGGATTTTCTGCTCAGCAATTAGCCGGGCAAACTGAAACAGCTCAAGCGCAGCAAGAAGAAAACAGTGACTTGTTTAGCAACATTTTAAGCGCCGCGCCAGATATTATAAATGCTTTTAGCTAATAATTAAATAATAAACATGTCATTAAATTTTTTACAAAAATCATTAACAAGGCTGAACGACGCTCAAACTAAGTACAACACTGCTAGAAGTACTGAGTTCGTAAAGTATATTAATAAAAGTGTTACAGATATATCTGAAGTTGCTTCTCAAGCTTTAGAAAATACTGAAGCTGCTTATAATAAATACTTACAAGAGTCAAATCAGCCTGTATCTAGTGAAATAAAAGATTTACAAAACTACGCTAAAGATTTATCTAAAAAGCCTTTAAATCTTGATCTTGCAAATAGCCCAGCGGTAAACGCCACGTTAACTCAAGAAATAGAAAAAGACAACGAAGAGGCTTATAGATTAATTAAAAGATCTGAAAGTCCTTTTGTTGGTAAAGATAAAAAACTACAAGAAGTTAATCAGCTAGCTTCTATAAAAGATAAGTTTAAGCTTTATAAAAGAGATAAAGATTATATCAATACACTTTATTCTAGCGCTATAGCTAATCAAAAAAATCCAGATCCTAATCCAACTAGACTAGAGCAGCTAGTGCACACGCAGCTATTAGACGGTAGCTTTAAAAACCAAGTAGTTTGGAATCCTGTAATAAATGGTGAAAAACAAATTGGTGGATATTACAAAGATGGTGAAAAGCTTATTAGCTTACCAGAGCTACAATCTACAAAACAAGTAGACTTAAAGTTTGAAACTCAACTATCAGAGTTTGTTAACGATGCTAGAAAACTTGGTGCTAGTGGTAAGTGGAATGAAGACTCAAGAAGAGAAGTTATCAGCGGTATGATGAACTTAGCTAAATCAGATCCTGAAAAATTAAGACCTGTTATATTTGGCGGTTTTACAGCTGATAGAACAGAAGGCTCGGAATCAGCTTACGCTACAGTGTGGCTAGACAAACTACTAGCGGATAACGGTTTAACAGCTACAACGCCTGCGCAAAAAGACGAAATGCTAGATGTTTTAAAAAACGAAGATTTAACAGATGCTTTTTTAGGATATTTTACAGATTTTATAGACAACAACGCTAAAATAGCTATGGCTGCTAACGAGAAAAAGCCAAACGTAGGAAAAGGCGGAACTAAACCAAGCTTTTCTTTTGTAAACGAAGTAAACGCTTTTGTAGAGTCTTACAACCAAGAGGGCGCAGAAATAAACATACCTGGAACTTCTCAAACTGCTAAAAGACAAAGTGACGGAACATATTTAGTGTATGAAAAAGGTAATCCTGTTACTTTGCAAGATCAAAAACCTTATAAGTTATCAGAAACAGAACTTCTTACAAAAGCTAAAATACCAAAAGAGTATAGAAAACAACTTAAGAATTTTGATACAAAAAATTCAAAACCTAAAGGTAATAACGAAACAGTTGTACCTAAAGATTTAAAGGCAGAAGATTTTAGAGAGTTTTTCCAAACAAAACTAAGAGGTTAATAAATATAATTTTATGGATAAAGAGTTAGAATTAGAAATCGAAAAGCTAATTAGCGATGGTAAGTCTAAGCAAGAAATAGAAACTTACATTACAGACTACGTTGAAGCAAAAAAAGAACAAGCTCCCCAGAAAGTGGATGCCCCTGCGGAGCCAAAAAGTACGGCATCCAAATCGGAAAGCATTTCTTCGGAGTTTCCAGTTGCAACAGATAATCCTGAAACTGTACAAAAAGCTAAGCAAGCCGGACTAGACGTTGTGCCTGGCGCTCGTCAAGAAGGTGATACGATAAAAGGTGTAACTTTACCTGAAGTTGAAATAATACCTTTAGAAAAACAACAAGAAAATCTTACTAAAGAAATAGAAGAGTATAACGCTAAAATGCAAGTAGCTACAGACGTTGTAGAAACTTTTTATAATCAAAACATAGCGCCATCTCTTAGCGAAGATAAAGTTTTACCTGCAGACTTCAATAAAGACACGTTGAAAGAATTTGATGATCTTAGAAACGCTTATTTTAAGGCTCAAGACTTATCTAAAGGTTTTGAAGCTAGACAGCTAGACTTAAACGAACGCAAAGAAGTATACAGAAAAACAGGTTATGATCTTCAGGAAGCTATAGCTGAAGCAGAAAAAATAAAGTTATCTTCAAATAGTGTTGTGCCAAAAGCATTAGTACCTTACTTGTCTGGTGTAGACGCGGTAATTTTAGAAACGACAGCAGGTTTAGTAGATTTTGTTGACAACTTTGGCTACAAGCCTTTAGCAGCTTTAGCTACCGGTAAGAGCGTAGAAGAGATAATTGAAGAAGGTAAATACGAAATACCTACTGAACAGCTAACCTATGCTGCGGCTAAGCTCAGATCTCACATGACTGAGTATAGAGATGAAGATGGTAAGCCTTTAGATTATATAGATTTATTTGAAAAAGGTGAGTATGGTAAAGCTGGCCAAGTATTATCTGAGCAAGCTTT